GCCGATCCGTCCGCAATATCATCGCCTCCCCCGAGTTTTCGGTCCTCTTCCCGGGCGTGTCCCTCGCGGCCGACAGCAGGGCGCAGGACCGCTGGAACACCAACAAGGGCGGAAGCTACGTCGCGGCAGGCGTTGGGACGGCGGTGACTGGCCGAGGCGCCGACATCCTCAGCATTGACGATCCGGTGAAGGATCGGGCCGAGGCCGAAAGCGCCACGATGCGCGACCGCACTTGGAACTGGTTCACCTCCACCGCCTACACACGGTTAATGCCCGGCGGCAGGGTGGTGGTGACTCAAACCCGCTGGCATGAGGACGATCTGGCCGGGCGGCTCTTGGCCCAGCAGGCGGCGGGCGGCGATCAGTGGGACGTGCTGGAGCTTCCAGCCATTGACGACGCAGGCGACGCCCTTTGGCCCGACGCTTATCCCCTGCCGGTCCTAGAGCGCATCCGTGGCGCGGTTGGCACTCGGGACTGGTCGGCGCTCTACCAGCAACGCCCCGCCCCCGAAGAGGGCACGCTATTCCGCAAGGAGTGGATCAAGCGCGGGAAAGTCCCTGCCAACCTCCGGGTTTATGGGGCCAGCGACTACGCCCTGACTGCAGACGGCGGCGACTACACCGTTCACGCTGTGGCCGGGCTTGATGCGGAACACCGCCTCTGGCTGCCATCCCTATGGCGGCAGCAGGCCACCTCAGACGTGACCGTTGACGCCTTTTGCGCCTTGGTGAAGCAGTGGAAGCCGCTCCGGTGGGCTGAGGAAACCGGCCAAATCCGCAGCGCGCTCGGCCCCTTCATCAACCAGCGGATGCGCACTCTAGGCGCTCATGTGGCCCGCGAGGTCTTCCCGACCCGGGGCGGCGACAAGGCGGTGCGCGCGGCCAGCATCATTGGCCGGATGGCTGTGGATGGGCTGTGGATACCGGAAGACGCCCCCTGGGCTGCAGACTTCGAAGCCGAGTTGCTGTCGTTCCCGGCCGGCAAGCACGACGACCAGGTGGATGCGATCGGTCTGATCGGCCAGCTACTCGACAAGATGGCGCCTGCCGCTCGGACCAAGCCTGAAGGGCCACCCCGCGATTCCTGGGACAGTGCCTTTGGCCGCAAGCGGGACAGCGGCGGAACGTCGTGGAAGGTGGCCTAGCCCCCAAACAGCTCGTCCACATGGGGATGCAGCAGCCCCTCTGTCCGAGGCTTGAACGGCTCCGGCTCAACGTGCGTGACGCCGATCACCTCGCCGGACGGGCCGATGACAGTGACCGCGGTCTTTCGCAGGTTAGGCGGTAAGGCGTCCTCCCGGGCCTCTTCGGCCATCTTCTCGGGATCGGGCGCGTCGGGAACGGGCTGCCAGTAGGTCGCGTCGTCCACCACGAACTCCGCGAACGCATAGGCCAGCCGGAAGCCAGGTCGGCCCTTCTCGCTGTCCTTCTTGGACCAGGCGACCAGCAGCACGGTCCCCGGCGGTCCCGGCACATAGACCAGGATCGGCGTCCCGTCCCTGGGGGCCGTGGCGATATCGCGCCAGCCGCTCATGATTCTCGACTCCGTTTGTCTCCTCTCCATGAGAGGCAAGATCGCTTGTGTATAGCAATCGGCTGTTTTCGATACACAACCGCCGAACGTGAATAGTTTTTCTCGCTGCGAGGAGGCTACCGCTTGTCCGAAGCCTTCCTCAATGCCCCGAACGCCCTGCTGCCGCCCCAGGTGATCGACCAGACGGGCGCGGTGTCCGTTCCTGAGGTGCCCCAGCCGCCGCAGCCGCCTGCGCCCGTTCCCTACCCGGGCAATGAGGGCGAGCTGCTGACCCAGCTTGTTCGGTGGTTTGAGACGGCTGAGGACGCAACCTCCGAGGCTCGCCGGCTGGCGGAGCAGGACCGCGATTACTACGACGGCAAGCAGCTTACGAGCGAGGAATTGGAGGCTCTGCGGAAGCGCGGCCAGCCGCCGACGATCATAAACTACATCAAGCGCAAGATAGACCTCATGCGGGGTCTGGAGCGACGCGCTCGCACTGACCCAAAGGCGCTTCCCCGCACCCCCAACGAGGACAAGCGCGCCGACGCCGCAACCCAGGCATTGCGGTTCGTGGCCGATGATTGCGAATTCGATGAGGTCCGAAGCTCCGTCTATGAGGACCTTCTGGTTCCGGGCACGGGCGGGGCAGAAACCGTCGTTGAGCCTGGCCAGGGCATGGACGTAAAGATCAGCAGCAGGCACATTCCGTGGGACCGCCTGTTCCACGACCCGCATTCTCGCAGGCTCGACTTCTCCGACGCGCGCTATCTTGGCATCGTCATCTGGCAGGACCGCGACGAGGTTCTGGAGATGTTTCCTGGGGGCGAGGCCGCGCTTGACGGCACGTTCGGCGCCGAAGGGCAGGGGAGCGGGACCTATCAGGACCGCCCGGCCAACGGCGTGTTCTGGTGCGACAACCTCAAGAAGCGCGCCCGTGTGGTTCAGATCTTCTGGCGTGAGCGCGGAGAATGGTGGGAGGCGACCTACACCAAGGGCGGCTTCCTGAGCCCTGCCATCCAGAGCCCCTATCTCGGCCGCGATGGCAAGAGCCGCCCGCGTCTGCGTATGCGCTCGGCTTACATCGACCGGAACAACATGCGTTACGGCATGGTCCGGGATATGATTTCGCTTCAGGACGAAGTGAATAAGCGTAGATCAAAAGCACTCCACCTCCTCACGGCTGCCCCCATCATCGCGGAGCAGGGCGCTGTCATTGACGTGGACCAGGCTCGGCAGGAAGCGGCAAAGCCGGACGGGTACATCGAAGTCACGCCGGGCATGCGGTTTGAGATTGCCCGGGGCGGCGACCTTGCCTCTGGTCAGTTCCAGCTTCTGCAACACGCCACGGCCGAGATGCAGGCTCAGGGCGCCAATGCCAGCCTTGCTGGTAAGGACAGCCGCGACCTCTCGGGTCGGGCCATCATCGCTCAGCAGGCGGGCGGCCAAGCCGAGATCGAGCCCTTGGCTGATGCTCTGCGTAGCTGGGCGCGTGGCATCCACGAAGATTGGTGGTGCTGCATCCGGCAGTTCTGGCAGGGCGAGAAGTGGGTCCGTGTTACCGATGACGACGGCGGCACCAAGTTCATTGGCTTGAACCGGCAGGTGACAGGCCAAGAACACCTGATGTCCCTGAGCCCAGAGGAAGCTGCGCAGGAGCTGCGTGCCCAAGGGTTTTACCCGGGCCATCCTGGGATTCCGCAATACCTCTCGTCGATCGTCCGCACTGAGAACAACGTGTCGGACCTTGAGGTGGACATCACCATCGAAAGCGGGCCGGACGTGCCGACGCTGGCCGCCGAAGAGTTCCAGATGCTGTCGCAGATGATCCCGCCGATGCTGCCTGCTATGCCGCCGCCGGTTCAAATGAAGCTGTTCGCCATGATGGTGACGGCATCAAACCTGCGGAACAAGGATAAGCTGACCGACATTCTGGACGAGGTGGAGCAGATGGCGTCTCAGCCACCGCCGCCACCTCCTCCGCCACCTCCTGGGGTGTTGGAGTTGCAACAGGCGAACGTCCGCAAGACCAACGCTCAGGCCGCCGCGCAGGAGGCAGCCGCAGCCGATCGCCAGGCCGCTGCCGTGCAGAAGGTCGCGCAGGTTCACGACCAGCACGTTGCCCAGCAGGCGGGGTTGGCCGCGCAGGAGCAGATGGGCGGGTATCCGGGGCAGGTGATTTAGGCGCTGCGGGCCGGGCTTGATACCGGCTGCTTGCTCTCTGGCTCCGGTCGCCCGGACGCGCATTTCTCGCCTGAAGGCTTACACCAGCCCTAAGAGAACGGGGTTGATCTGACCCCTGCAAGCTAGGGCATTGCACGTCCATCCGTGCTGCCGCAGCCCGCAGATTCTAGCACGAAATTGGAGCCGCTGCGCAAGCGTCTCCCATGCCTGCCGCCGAGGCTCAATCGGGCGCCGACCGCCGCCGGGTCTCATCGGGCGCTGCGAGAAAACTCATGACTGACATGGAAAAGGCCCGTCTTATTGAGATGGGTGAGAATGTTGATCTGCGCCTTATGGAGATGAGGTTCCAGCTTATGCGCGATGCGCTAGGCCGGTTCGGCTATGGCGACGTGGCTGGCGCGACAGCAGAGGTGGACGCGACGATGCAGTTCATCATCAAGCCGACTGCCGTTCCCTCGCAGGAGGGCCGCTGACCATGCCGAACGAAGACCTTGAAGCGTTCCTGACCGGTGGCAACAAGCCCGCTGAGCAGGCCCCCGAACCCGCGCCTGCTCCCGAGCCTGAGCCCGCTGCGGCAGAGGCGGCGCCGGTAGCCGAAGAGACTGCCCCCGCGCAGCCCGAGGCCGACCACGACGACGACGAGGGCATCTCGCCCGACATAGAGGACCCGAAGTTCCGCCGCGCCCTCTCGGCCATGCGCCGGGATCACAAGGGGCAGGCTGAGCGGCTGCGTGGCGAGTTGACGGCAAAGGATGCCGAGCTTGCCCGCACACTGGCCAAGCTGGAGCAGCTTGAGAAGCAGGCGCAGGCACCGCAACAGGCCGCTCAGCAGACCGCCGCAGCGCCGCCCCAAGCCCATCTCACGCCCGAGGGGCTGGAGTACGACCCACTCGGGGAGATGACGCCGCAGCAGTACGAGGCGTTTAAGGACCGGCAGATCCCGATCCTTAATGTTCTGGAGGAAGCTCTTCGGGACAAGATCGGTGATGAAGAGGTGGATGCCGCGCTTGATAGCACAAATGAGCGCCTGAAGACCGACAAGGCGTTTAGCTTGGCACTAGCTGCTGCTGTTCGACGTGAGCGCAATCCGTACAAGTGGATGTTGGCCGAGCACAAGAAGTATGAAGCGGCCAAGGAGATCGGCCCCGACCCCGTCGCCTACCGCGCTAAGATTGAGGCTGACGCAGTAGCGCGGGCGAGGGCCGAGTGGGAGGCGGAGCGAGGCGCCCTTCCTGCGGTGCCGGCACGCCCGCAGATCAACCCCGCCGCCGGCATCACCACGCCGTCGCTCGGTTCCGCCCGTGGCAGTGCGCCTCGCAGCGCGCCGGCCTTCAGCGGGACGCCGAGTGTGGAGCAGATGTTCCCGTGAAACGAAGCGCCAACAGTGACGGTCTTGCGGCCGCTTGGCTCACCAGTATGGCCAGGCACCAAGAAGCGCTTCTGAGGACCAGCAGTGGCATCGCTGAGTGCGAGGCTGCTGGTGTGAACCCGGAAGACGCCCTCCGCTTTGCTCGTGGCGAGATTGACGAGAACCCCTTCATCACGGCGCGCTTTGGCCGCCTGAAGTAGAGATTGCGGCTTGCGCACTCCGGTGTGAGAGCGCGCCGCCATAGCCGCCGCCGGGCTTCACCGGGCGCATCGCCACGTCCCCTGCGTCATGGGGTCAACGCCGCCGCCGGGCCTTGGATCGGGCGCTGAGACAATTTTCCTCATCGCATCCCGAAAAACGCCATCCAAGGAGTTACTCCGTTGGCAGATATGAATATTTCCCCAGCCCGGGCGAATCTCACCCCCCAGCAGTTCGAAGCCGAACTCTGGGCCGAATACGTCCGCGAGAACCAGTTCGCTGCGTTCATGCGCGGCGGCAACAACGGCATGAATGGCCTGATCCACGTCAACGAGGATCTGAGCCGCAAGCCGGGCGACAGCATCACATTCGCGACCGTCCGCAAGCTCGTCGGCGCGGGCGTCTCCGGGAACCAGATCCTGGAGGGCAACGAAGAGCTGCTCGACATGCGGTCCATGAAGCTGCAGATCGGCGTGATTCGTCACGCGGTCGCGGCTTCCGAGTGGGACCGCCAGAAGAGCTTCCACGACATTCTCGATGCGGCCCGTCCCGCGCTCAAGAACTGGGCGATGGAGAAGCTGCGCACGGACATCGTGACGGCCTTCACGAGCATCAATGGCGTTCCCTACGCCGCGGCGACTGCGGCTCAGCGCAACGACTGGCTGGCCGACAATGCTGATCGCGTGCTCTTCGGCGCTCGCCGCTCGAACAACGCGGGGAATGTCTTCGCTACGTCGCTCGCGAACATCGATAACACCGACGACAAGATGACCGGCGCGCTGCTGTCCACGGCCAAGCGCCTCGCCCGCAACACCCATCCGGCCATCCGTCCGGTGCAGGTGAACAAGAACGGCGAGTGGTTCGTCGCCTTCATGCCGTCCAACCACTTCCGGGACTTCAAGAACGACCCGAAGGTGCAGGATGCCTACAAGCTCGCCATGGAGCGCGGGAAGGACAACCCGCTGTTCACGGACGGCGACCTGATCTGGGACGGCATCATCGTCAAGGAAATCCCGGAGATGCTGACGGTGGCTGCGGCCGGCGCTGGCACCCCCGCGATCACCGTTGCCGCTACCGCCCTGTGCGGCGCGCAGGCTCTTGGCGTGGGCTGGGCCCAGAAGCTGCAGGTGAACGACAACACCCGCGACTACGGCTTCATGAAGGGCGTCGGCGTCCAAGAGATGCGCGGCGTCGGCAAGCTCCGCTTCGGCAAGAACCCGTCCGACGACACCAGCGACCTGGTGGACGCCGGCATCTTCACCGTGTGGGCTGCCGCTGAGCCGGACGCCTGAGCGTAACGGCCCTGGGTAGTCGCCCGGGGCCACTTCCTTGGAGATCCAATGCCACGCTTCCAGACGCGGCCTGTTGAGGTCGATGCCTATCAGTGGACCGGCAACCCGAACGACGTGCCAGAGGCGCTTGCCATGGCCGTTGCCAGGAAGCCTCCCCTGCCGGGCGATCTTCTGGTGGTGTGGCCGGGGCTGCCGCTTGAGGTGGTGCCGCCTGCGGCCTTTGAGGCTCGCTTCACTGAGGTCCCGGAAGAGCCTGCCGTTCACACGATGGGCGTTTCCACAGTGACCTATGTGGGCGACCTCGCAGACCCCACGGCGACACCGCAGCGCATGGAATGGCTGGGATACCGCTTTGTCCTCGGCCATCCCGCGGCAGTCTCCGACCCTGTGGCATTGGCGTCTCTGCGGAAGAACGCGCATTTCGTGGTGACTGAGCCCGCCTCGGTCACGGCGCCTGATGAGGTGGTCATTGAAGCCCCGCCGCCGGTTCGCCGGGGGCCTGGCCGTCCACCCAGGGCATCGTATTCCACCCCCATCATGGACGCCGAGGCGTCAACCGCCCAGGAGGGCGAATTCCATGGCTGACGAAGACAAGATCGTCGTTTCCACCCCCGACAAGCCCGAGCACGGCGCGCAGGTCCGTCTGACCGGCGAGGCTCGCGCGGCGGCCCGTGGCGCTCTGGCGGGCTCGCTGGAGGACAACACCAAGGCCAAGCGCGCGCTGGAGGCCCGTGGCGTCGTGGCTGATGGCTACTCTGCGGACGGCACGACCGTGACGGGCGAGCGCCAGCCGGACGACGTGCAGGCTGAGGAGCAGGACACCCCGACCGGCGAGCCTGCGGAGCGTCTGGTGCAGGTGGAGGACGAGCAGGCCCGCGCCGAGGTGCAGGCTGCGGACGGCGATGGCGGCACGACCATGACGCCGAGCCCCGAGCCCGAGAAGCAGCGCGCCAAGCCCGGCCCGAAGCCGAAGGTCTGAACTACGGAGCGGGGGCGGTTACGGCCGTCCCTGCTTCATCATTCCCCCTTTCATCGCTGCCACAATACTCCTGTGCAGCGGAGGGATAGTCGAGACTGACGAGATAGCGACGAACGCTTTCTAGCTCGTCGGCGTCGCCTTCCATAAGACTGGCGCCGTATGCTCCGCCTCGCTCGTTCTTTGAACGCCACAAAGCGGCTTTCTGGCGGAGACGATATATCTCACCGCTAAGCACCGCGCGAGCGCGCATCACAGCTTCGGTCGTGGGGCACGTGTCTTGGCTCATGCGCGATTCTACCGCGCCCCGCCTCCCCATCCAATCAACTCCGCGCGCTAGGAGGCACCCCGCATGGCCACTGTCTCCGAACTCGCGGCCCGCGTCCTTCGCCGCCTCGGCCTCAGCTTCGTCGCTGTGTCCGACCGCGCCGCTCTCGGGCCGACCGTCAGTGCGGACACCGTGGCGGCACGCGCTCTCCGTGCGTTCGGCATCCCCATCATCGAGGCCGAGCGTCCGGCATCCGGCGCGCCGCTGACCAAGGCCGAGGTTGCCCGTTCCGTGCTGGAGCGGTTCGGCGTCAACCTGATCCCCATCGCGCCGATTGACCTTGGCCCCGTGCCCATCACCGAGATTGGTAAGCGCGCTCTCATCCGGCTTGAGGCCATCGCCTCCGACGAGACGGCAGGCGGCCCCGACCTTGATCTGGCAGTGCAGCAGGTGCAGGCCGTCCACGCGCTGATGCAGGCCGAGGGTCTGACGCCCTACACCGACACGACGATCCCCCGCTACGTGTCCGAGCTTTACGCCCTGATGGCGGCCTTCATGCTGGCGAGCAGCTTCGGGCGCCCGGTGGACGTGGCGGGTTACGAGTTTGCCCGCAAGGAACTGCGGTCCACGCTCCTTGGCGGGCCGAACGCGCAGGCCATTGCCGAGCGCGAGGTGGCCGCGACCAGTGCGACCCTGGCCCAGCGTGGGCTGGCGTGGTGGACGGACAACGCGATCCCCCCTGCGGCTGCGGCCGAGGTGGTGATCCTGACCGCCGCCCGTCTGGCGCCCACGTTCGGGCAGCCCATGGACGCAGCGACCGCGGACGGGGCCGAGGCTCGTATCCGCCAGCTTGGCATAGTGCGTGGCGCCCTACAGCGGGCCAAGGACGCCGTTGCCGGGGCGCAGGCCGAGCTTGCCGCCTCTGGCCTTGCGCCGTGGGGCTTGGACGCCATTCCGGCGGGCGCTGCCGAGGCCATGGAGGCTCTGGCGACGCAGGCCGTTGCCGCCGACTTCGGCAAGGCGAGCGACCCCGCTGCGATGGAAGCGGCGTATGCCAGGCTGCGGCGCCAGGTCTATTCCGGTCCCATCGGGCAGAAGATCGCGGAGGAATACCTCTGGGGCGTTCACGCTGAGCTGGACGCGCGCGGCAAGGTGCGGTGGACGATGGAAGATCGGCCCTCCCAGTCGGACCTCGTTTACGAGTTGCTCGCCGCCTACAACATGGCGCCCGTGGTTGGCGTGACGCCGAACCCGACCGACTTGATCCGGGCCGAGCGGACGTTGAGCCAGATCATCGCCGTGCCGACGAGTGGCGAGCGCGTGCGGGTGGATTACTTCTGATGGACAGATTGCCCGATACTCTCTCGGAACAGGGCGGTGTGAGTGAACATGCTGACATCCGCTTGTCGCTTGAGGCCATAGCGGTCGATGGGTCCTTGCCTGATGCCGATCGGCGCGTCGCTTGGCGTGCGCTGCAGGAGATTCGCCGGCTAGCGGCTCTGTTGAGGCTCGATAACTAGATGGCCACCTTCAAGCTCGCGATGGCTGTTGCGCGCCGCAACCCCGTCCGCATCCCGCGCCGCGACTTCGCCATCGTCATGGGCGAAGACCTCCGCTTCAAGGTCAAGATACTCGACGCCGATGCCCCGGACGCAGCGCAGATCAGCGCCACCATGCGGCTGGTGATCTGGCCGGACGGGATGCGCCTCAACTGCGATTACGGGTGGGCGTCTCTGCCCCGGTCCCACGACATCCGCCAGTATCGCGGCGTGGTCGGCGCGGACGGTCACAGCCTCCTGCGCGTGTCGGGCCGGGCCACGGTGAACCTCTGCGGCCGACACGGCATCGCCATCCTGACGCGCAACTCGGCGCTGTCCATCGGCGTGCTGCAGGTGGCCTCAACCGAGCTGGTGGACGAGTTTGAGCCCGGCCTGTTTACGCTGGATCACTCTGCGCTGGATGGGCCGGACGTGCTGCCTGCGCGGGTTGTGGGTGGGCAGCCCGTGGATGCTGATGGATTTTTGTACGTAGGCTGAAAAGGTGAGGGGCTCACACCCTCTGCGGATCGGCGCCGATCCTCTGCTGGCATGTCTGGTTGAATACGGCGCGCAGGGCCAGCCCCCTCACCACGCTCGGTAGCGCGCCATAGCGCATCCCCGTGCCGCAGTGGACTTCAGTATTTACCCCAATTTTGCCGCCGCTTTCAACTCTCCGCGCCGAGGAGGCGACCTGACATGCCAGTGCCGCAGTTCCCGGCTGACTTCATCCTGTCCTCCGAAGCCCTGAACGACGCCTTCGAGGCGGTTGAGAACGTCGTCGCCGAGCAGCTTGACGGCATCAACGGGCGGGTGGAAGCGATCGTCACCGAGGCGATCGGCGGCATCACGCTTGGCCAGTTCACCCCGGCCGGAACTGGCGCCGTCTCGCGTCCAGTGGGCGAGAAGCTGCGCGAGGGCGTGAGCGTCACGGACTACCACGTTGCGGGCGCGGAGGACTGGACGCCGGCCTTTACCGCGGCGGCTGCCGTGTCGAACAACGTGATCGTGCCCCCCGGAACCTACCTGTTCTCGGGCCCGGTGGACACGAAGGGCCGCCAGATTAGCTGGCTGGTGGCTGACGGCGCGGTCTTCCCCGCCGGGTCGTTTGCGCTCCGTGGCTCGATCATCCGCGCCCGCCGCATCAACCGGAATACGTGGGGCACCTACGATCAGGCCGCCGGGTTCGCGGTCTGCCTGCATGGCGACCCTGACCGCCAGGCTGCGGTGCTGGGGCTGCCGACCGACCCCGAGCTGTCCACCTACGAGAACCGGGACAGCGTGGCGATCTACGCCGACAACATCGCGCCGCCCCCGGTCCACATCACCGCTGGCACGACCTACACGGCGACCACGATCACCTTCACCAACCCGGTGGACCCGACGCTCCTCAAGGTCGGGATGATCATCGACACCCGGCACAACCCGAAATACTCGGGCCGGATCGTCTCCTGGTCGGGCAACACCATCACCGTGAGCGGCTGGTATCGCGTGGGCATCTCCGCCCCGGGCCAGATCCCGCAGAACGGCATCCATGCGGACGTGGGCGCCATCACGTCCATCTGGGCGATGAACGCCAACGTCTCGCTCTATCCCAACAGCACGGCGAAGATCGGCCACGCCTTTGAGGTGGGCACGATCAACGACCAAGCCGCCTTCAACCCGGTGACGCAGTATCCCCGGCTGGTGGCTTATGACGCCGTGGCCTTCGGGCAGTTCGGCTCTTGGGTGGGCTATTATTCCCGCGGCCCCTATTACGACGGCTTCCGCGCTCAGGGCGCCGTCCGGGCGGGCTTCAGCGTGGAGAACCACGCGACCGGGCCCGAGTTCGGCTTTCTGGTGGAGCGGGCCAACTGCACCCCGATCGAGCATCGTCCTGACGGGTTCCTGCACTGCCGGATGACGGCGACGGGCAACCTTGAGATCGGCCGGCGGGATATCCCCTGGACGCCTTACATCGACTTCCACTCGGCTGGGGCGGATAGCGACTTCGGCGCCCGCATCATGGCGCAGGGCGGCATTGCTGGCGTCTCGGGCACGGCTGACCTTGTGGTGAACGCGGCCAACGTCATCACCACCAACATCATGCCCGGCACCAACAACCTCTATAGCCTTGGCAGTGGCGGAGCCCGATACGCCACGATCAACACCTATCACCTCAATGCGACCAGCATCCAGGTGGGTGACTACACGGCCAACCCTCGCTCCATCGACTTCAACGTGACGGGGTTCGCCAACGACTACGACGTGCGCTTGCTGGCCCAGGGTGGGGTGGATGGCACTTCCGGGCTGGGCGATCTGATCGTCAGCGCCTCGCACCTCGTCACCACCAACATCCAGCCCGGCACCCCAGGGATTTACAGCATCGGCACGGCCGCGCTGCCTTACGCCACGATCCATGGCCAGGCGGTGCTGGCGCAGGGTCAGATGGTGATCGGGAACGGCGAACCTGTCACCCGCACCCTGGACTTCCGCACAAGCGGCTTTGCCAACGTGTTCGACGCCCGGCTGGAAGCGAGCGGCGGCCTCAACGAGATCAACGGCGCCGCCAATCTGCGGCTGGTGGCCAGCAGCGTCACCCTGCCGAACATCCTCCCGACCAGCCCCTACAGCTCCGGGCTGGGTAACGTGAACAACGGCTTCAGCCAGGTTTGGGCGCTGTCCGGCTACTTCCGCGACAACCTGCAGATCGGCACGGGGACCATCGGCACCCGCTACATCGACTTCCGCTCCACGTCGGGTTCCCAGAACTACGACGCCCGGATTTCGGTGGATGGCGGCGTTCCGAACGTCAACAACGGCGGCACGATCCACCTCACGGCCAATCGCACGACGGCCGAACTGTTCCTGCCCGCGCTCGATAACACTTACTCGCTCGGCGCCGCGTCCTTCCGCTGGTCAGACGCCTGGGTGGCGTCTGGCGTGATCCAGACCTCGGACGCGACCGACAAGCGCGACGTGAAGGGGCTGACCGGCGAGGAAGCCGAGAAGCTGGTCATGAGCATCCCGGCGCGCACCTTCCGTTGGAAAGACGGCGTGCGGCGTCACACGGGCTTCGTGGCGCAGGAGGTGGAGAGCGCGGTTCAGGCGGCTGGCATAACCACCGAGGACTTCGCCGGTCTGATCATCGACAAGGACACGGGCGCTTACGGCCTGCGGATGGAGCAGATTTACGCCCTGCTCTGGCCGGTGGTGCAGGGCTTGCTCCGGCGCGACAGGACCAAGGCGGATCGGATTGCAGCGCTGGAGAAGCGGATCGCGGCGCTGGAGGCTTAGGCTCGTTTACCAACGCTTGCTGATGGCTTCATGCCATTAGCGATGGCCCTAGCCTTCATTTCTGCCGCACGGGGATGGATGACGTGTCCATTCGCTTCAACGATTTTCATCGCCTCGGCGTTCTGAGCGCGAAGGTCGGCGTAGGCTTTGACTAGTTCTTGGTCCGTCAGGAGCCGGTAGCCAACAGCGTTCGGCGTGTACTCACGCATTGGACACCTCACGTATTTCGTAGCCGAGGGCCAAGCCTGTTCCGGGCCGGTCAGAACTCCAGTCCGCCACCCAATTGATGACGGCGCCTCGTTCTGAAGCTTCGATCATCACTATCTTTACCGCAGGATGCGATTTGCTGATCTGCTTTCCGTTATGGAACAAGGCATAGCTAGGCCAAGTAATTTGGTCAGGCATGGTCGTCCATTCTCCTCTGCATGATCGTGCGAAGGGCAAGCAATCGCTCGGGCAATCCGAACCAGTTACCTGTCTCTGCTGCCTTCCGAATCAAACGTTCTCCTTCTCGGCTCGCCCGCTCATATGAGAAGCCTGCGTATTCTCTATCTGTTTGATTTTCATCCATGCCGATGATTCTACCGCCCACACATCACCGCAAACAACGCTGCAAAATTCAACTTCTCGCGCCGGGGAGGCGACCCGCCGATGCCGCGCATCCAGATCCCGACCCAGACCTACGAGTTGAACAGCCTCCCGGCCGATGCGCAGGATCTGGTCAACCTCTACGTTGAGCCCCTGCCACCGGGCGCCCGCTCTCCCGCCATGCTGCGGAGCACGCCGGGGCTGACGGAGCTTTTCAACTTCTCGGCTGGCGGCATCCGGGCGCTTGACGCCACACAGCCCGGCCGCCTCTACGCCGTCGCAGGCAATCAGTTCATCCGCTACACGGCTGAGGGTGGGGCAGTCTCGATCGGCACCGTGGGCTCGGCAGGACGCCCGACCATCGCCGCCGGGCCGACCGCAGTGATCGTCTGCACGCCGCCGACCGCCTACATCGCCTCGCACAACCTCGACGCGGGGCTAAACCAGATTGACCTGCAATTCCCGGATGGGGCCAGCAGCGTCACCTACCTCAACGGCTACTGGGTCTTCACCCGCGCCACGTCAGGCTCGGACCAGTTCTTCTGGAGCAACTTGCTGGACGGCAACACCTACGACGGTCTCAGCTTTGCCAGCCTCGACGCTCGCCCGAACGTCCTGAAGCGGGCTGTGACGCACCGCGGCGGCTTGTGGCTGTTCGGCGATGCCGGGGTGGAGATTTGGGACACTACGCCCAACTCAGCAGCCCCCTTTGCTCGGGCCTCGGGCGGTGACATCGCCTTTGGGTGCGCGGCTGGTGGCACGGTGGCCGAGTGCGACAACAGCCTGTTTTGGCTCGGCACCAACGGCATCGTTTATCAGTCCAACGGCTACAGCGCCCAGCGGGTGTCCACCTTCGCCATTGAGGAATGGATCAGGGACTTCGGCCGGATTGAGAATGCCACGGCCCTCTCCTACGTCCAGCAGGGCCACGCCTTCTATGCCTTGTCCTTCCAGTTGCCCGATGGAACGGGCGGGCGCACCTGGGTCTATGACGCCGCAACCAAGGTGTGGCACCGCCGCGCCTCCTATGCAGGCGGAACGGGCCGTTGGCTGGCGGATTGCTCCACGCAGTTTGGCGGCACGGCGATCTTCGGAGACGGCAACACCCCGACCGTTCACGCGCTGGACCCGCAGACCCGCACCGACGCCGGCCAGATCCTGCGCCGGATCGCCTGTTTCCCGCCCATCTGGGCCGAGACGAAGCGTGGGTTCATGTCCCGGTTCGAGGTGGAGTGCGACGTGGGCACGCAGGCGGCCAACCCGTCCATGCAGCTCGACTGGTCGGACAATGGCGGGCGCACCTTCAAGGCGCCGCGGTTTCTGGATACCGGCGCCTCCGGTCAGCACAACGCCCGCGCCTACACCAATCGGCTCGGGATGTTCGAACACCGCGTTCTGCGCCTTCAGGCGGAGGACATCGTGACGCTCTACGGGGCCGACGTTGAGATGAGCAGGGGCGAATGAACTTCGCAAAGCCGCCCACCTCCGAGCCCATCGCCCGCAGTGACGGTCGCCTTTCGGACGCCTGGGCCAAATGGTTCGACGCGCTAACCCGTGACGTGCGCTTTTCCCAAGACGAGGGCGGCTACGGCTCGGTGCTGACGGTCCTGCATGACCTGGACGTGCCCGGCTACGTGAAGGCAGACGGGCGGGAGATTTCGCGCGAGGCCAACCCCAAGACGTTCGCCGCGCTCGGCACGAACTTCGGCTTCGGGGATAACGCGACGACCTTCAACGTGCCCACGCTCTCGTCGGACGGGGTGCGGCGGTATCATGTGCGGGTGGAGCAGGGGTGAAGTATTTCCAGCGCGTGCATGATGGCTTGGATACTTCGGGTATGCTCGCCGAGCTTTCCGAGCATCCTGAAGTCTGGGACCAGTTCAAAGAGCGAACCATTTCCCCTGACGGATATATGAGGGGGACCAGTGATGCCTGGCTTCGGTTCCTTCCTAGATCAAAACTAAATACTGCAGCCGACTATCTGGGCGAAGGACGCTGTGAGTTCTACCCCGCGTGGTGGCTCCTGCCCTCGCTGCATCCTGTCGTCTACAGCCTCATGGGCATGTGCAACGGTGTCGAGCTGGGCGTCTGCCTGATCTCGCGACTACCGCCTGGAGGGGTGGTGAAGCCGCACAACGACAGCGCGTGCTGGACGGCCAGATTCTATGACCAGAAATTCTATGTGATTTTGTCCGGCAACCCGTCAGTTCGGAATGTCACTGAAGACGAAGAAGTGGTGCTCCCCCCTGGGTCCATCACTCGCTTTCGGAACGACGTGGAGCACGCGGTCTATAACGACGGCGACACTGACCGAATCAACTTGATAGTGACCCTACGGAGTGGAGCTGCATGAAGCGCGCCGAGAACCAGCCCGTCGTGGAGGCTACCACCATTTATGGTGGGGTCTTCACCAAGGCATACACGGTCCCGGATGTTGGCACGATGATCCCGCAGCACGCCCATCACTATGACCACGCGACGTTCCTCTACGCCGGCTCCATTCGCGCTTGGTGCGATGATGTGTTGCTGGGCGACTTCCACGCCCCGGCCATTCTCAAGATTCCGGCACATAGTCAGCACCGCTTCCAGTCGCTCTGCGACGGGGTAGGGCTTGCCTGCATTCACTCCGTCGATGCCGCTGACGGGGAGGACTTCAACGAAGATCACCTCGTTGAGTCCGAGCATCAGATCGTGGAGGGCTAACCAATGCCGATCGGGGTCGCTGGCGCTGTAGCCCTAGGCGCCACTGCTGTCAGCGCAGGCGTTGGCCTCTACACGTCCAGCCAGCAGGCCGGGGCGACGAAGAAGGCGCAGAACGCTGCCATTGCGGCTCAGCAGCAGTCCGAGGCACAGTCTCGCGCCGACCTCGCCCCATGGCGTGAGCAGGGGCAGAACGCCCTCACTCTGACCGGCGACCTGTCCGGTGCGAACGGTCTTGAGGCTGCGAACAACGCCTTTGCCGAACTACCGCAGAGCCCAGACTACCAGTTCCGCTTCAATGAAGCGCAGCGGGCGGTGGACACTAGCGCCGCATCGCGCGGCCTGCTTCGGAGCGGGGCGACGCTGCGGGCTCAGTCCACCCTTGGGAGCAACCTCGCCAGCACCGAGTTCGGGGCGCACTACAACCGCCTGCTAGGTCTGGCGCAGATGGGGCAGACTGCTGCGGCGGGCCAGGCCAACACTAGTCAGCAGACGGGGCAGGGGATCGCGCAGACCACTGCCAGTGGCGGTGCCGCTCAGTCGCAGATCATGGGCCAGGAAGGCCAGAACCTGCAGAACGCCATCAAGAACGGCTACACGGCTTATCAGCAGAACAACGGCTCCATGTACGGCGGCCAGCAGAACGCGCTCTGGGGCGGGGCAACAACGGGCGCCACCTACAATCCGCCCGTCGCAGGCAATAATGGGCTCGGCTTCCTTTACTAGCCATCTGCGCGTCCGGTTTTAAGGAGCCACCATGGCAACCTTCGGCAACGTCCTCGCTCCCAATGCGCTGTTCAACCTCGCGCAGGCCGACAGCGACATTCTGGCAAATCGCCGCGCCCAGCAGATCGTCAACCGCGAAGATGCCACCCGTGCGCTTGAACCCGAGCTTGCTGCCGGGGGCGAGCGTGCGGCTGCGGCTCGTCGCCGTCTGATCGCGATCGACCCGACCCGTGGTGCCCAGCTTGAGGCGGCTGATGCTCTTCG